ATAATAACAAAATAATATTATTTAGTTATTATTAATATCTTTATTGGCAGTATAAAATTAAAAATATAATACTTTATATATATAATAATGGAATTAGCAATCCCTTTAATAGCATTAGGTGGTATGTATATAGTATCAAATCAACAACCGTCACAATCATGTAAAACTGAAAATATAAAAACACAAAAAATAAATCAAGAAAATTTTACAAATATGGGAGCAAAACGTAATTATTTACCAAATACAAACACTCCTCCTCAAAATTTTCCCATTACAAATATAAATCAATTAGTAGATACAGTTCAGGAATATCCAAACCCAAATGCTGCAACAGACAAATATTTTGATCAAAATTTATATCAACAAAAAGTGAGAAATAATGTACCCGTTGGCAAAAACCCTCAACAAATATATTCAATGACTGGTAATTATTTAGATTCAGAACAATTTAAACACAATAATATGGTTCCTTTTAATGGTGGCAAAGTAAAAGGTAATACTTATGATGTAAATATAGCGGAAACAGTTTTAGATAATATGATTGGTTCCGGGTCACAAACAATTAAAAAAATAGAACAAGCACCCTTATTTAAACCAGAAGACAATATGCAGTGGGCTTATGGAACACCAAATAATAGTGATTTTTATCAATCAAGAGTAAATCCAGCTATGAAAAATAATAACGTGAAACCGTTTGATAGTGTTTTTGTTGGTCCAGGTTTAGATAAAGGATATAGTTTAAATGGTACTGGTGGTTATAATTCAGGTATGGAAGCTCGTGATAAATGGTTACCATATACAGTTGATCAAATGAGAGTTGTTACAAATCCAAAATTGGAGTATGAATTAATAAATCATGAAGGACCTGCCAATTCATATATAAAAAATGCAGCATCTACTCAAACAATGGGTCGTGTAGAAAAACAAAGACCTGATACTTTTTTTATTAATAGTCAAGACCGTTGGTTAACCACAACTGGTGCCGAAAAAGGTGAAACATTAAGACCTATTCAAGAGATGGGTATATTAAGGCGAAATGATATTGTCACAGATTATGCTGGTCCGGCTGGTCCTGCTGATAGAAAAGCAGCATATGCTCCCGAAAATTTTGAAAAAAGTAAACGAAAGGAATCAGTGACATGTGGTGTAAATCATTCATCCGCACAAGGGCGTGGTCCAAGCACAGGAGCCGACAATTTTTTACGTAGTCACACAAATTATGAAAACAATAGAACAACAGTAAAACAACCAGATACATTGAGGAGTGGTTTTAGTGGTGCTGTTGGTGCAGTTATTGCGCCAATTATGGATATGTTTAGACCGACACGCAAAGAAGAAACGACTGCTAATGTTCGCATTTACGGTGAAGCAACATCAACTGTTCCAAGTAGTTACGTTATTAATCCAAAAGATACTACAAATACAACTATTAAGGAAACAACATTATATTCTCCCACATTTAACATTAATAATCAAAAAGAAGGCATGTATGTAAACAATGCTATGCCAGGAATACCAACGCAAAGAGATTCTACAAGTTGCAGTTACATTGGTACGTCAGGTGGTGCTGCAACAGGATTTGGTGATATGAGTTATGAGGCTGCTTATAAACAACATAATAATGATATTAAATCATCAACCGTTAACAACAGACCAAATCAAGGTGGCACACAAATTTTTAACCAACAAATGCATTTGACTACTATTAAAAGTGATAGCGATCGTTTAGATGGTCGAGTAAATCCTGCTATATCGATAACTCCTTTACCTCCTTCTACTCAAACATATGGTTCTATTAATACACCACAATATTACAATGAGTGTGCTGGTTGTGACCGTATTCAACCAGAAATTCTAAATGCTTTTAGAAATAATCCTTACACACATTCTTTAACTACTTCTGTATAAATTATTGATATAGTAAACAAATTAAAGATTAACATATAAAATAAGTAATAAATGTCTTCAAAAAAAATATATTCTGTTTGTGCAAACTCTTTTAAAAAATGGAGGTTAACAAATAAACAATATAATAATATTTATAATATTTTAGGAAGACCAAAACCATTTGATATAACTTTTAAAAATATTTTAGAAACTCATCAGTTGAATAATAATAATTTTTATTATAAACAGTTAGACTTGTATCATAAAATTTGTTTACAACATAGACCAGCAAATATAGAAATTTGTCCTGCTTTAACTTATAATTTATTACCATTATTTACAAATACATTATTATTACATGATTATATTGAAGAACATCAAAATAATTTGCAAGTAGAATTATTAGAAATAAATGGAATATTAAATAAAAAATTAAATAATTTTATTCTTATTCATAATAAAGAATATTTAAATAAAATTTATAATTTTTTGAATAATAAAGAATTAAATTTCATTTCATTTGAGATATCAATATCAGAAAGTTTTCACTTTCAAAATACTTTAAAACCTATAGCAAATACAGAACAAGAATTATATGAAATGATGTATATGTTGGATGAAAATAAATTTAGCAGATATCCTCCATTTGTAAAATTATATGTTTCTTGTATAAATGAATGTCCAATTAATGGTAAAATGGATAATAATTTTATAATAAATAGACTATTACAATTAAATAAAACTAAGGTAGATAATATTTGTTTAATAGATACTTGCGGTACTTTAAATGTCACAGATTTTGAATATATTGTAGACAATTGTAACAAAAATGGGTTACCATTTAAAAGACTATCATTACAATTACGTGTTAAACCAAGGATAAAAAAAGAAAAAGAAATTGAAAAAATAGTACACAGTGCTTTGGAACGAAAAATTATTAATTTTGATGTTTCAATGTCAGGAATAAATACAAATATTACAACTCCAATATTATCATATGAACAATACTACAAATTTCTTGTTAATTATATAAAAAAATATAAAAAATAAATTTTATAATTTTCAGGATTTGATTCTTTGATTTTTTTGATTTTATATATTAATTACGTTATATTAAAATATAAAAACACTTTTCAAATTATAGTAAGGCTACTATGTCATTATTAATTCATGAATCTATAAAAGAAAAACTAGAATACTTTCATTTAATTCATAAAATACCCAATATTCTTTTTCATGGACCAACGGGTAGTGGTAAACGAACAATCGTAAATGATTTTATACATAAAATTTATGATAATAATAGAGAAAAAATTAAATCGTTTGTTATGTATGTGAATTGTTCGCATGGCAAGGGTATTAAATTTATTAGAGAAGAACTAAAATTTTTCGCAAAAACGCATATAAATTCAAATGGTGGCAATATCTTTAAAAGTATTGTATTATTAAATGCAGACAAGTTGACAATGGATGCACAATCTGCTTTACGTAGATGTATTGAATTATTTAGTCATAATACTAGATTTTTTATTGTTGCAGAAGATAAATATAATTTGATGAAACCAATACTATCACGTTTTTGTGAAATTTATGTACCGGAGCCTATTATTGATGGTAATATAGTAAATTTGTATAAGCACAATTTAGACGAAACATTAAATACAAAAAATATAAAAATAAATAGATTAGAATGGTTAAAAAAAGAATTAATTAAAACAATAAATAAAAAAATAACAATAGAAAAATTGATGTTATTTTGTACAAAGCTATATGAAAAAGGATACAGTGGTTTAGATATAATTACTTTATTAGAAAATCAAAAATTTTTGGATACTACATTAACAATTGAAAAACGATATGAATTATTATTAGCATTTAATCGTGTTAGAAAGGAATTTAGAAATGAAAAACTAATAATATTATTTATTTTAAATTTTGTCTTTTTAAGTTCAGAACTCTCTTTAGAAAATATAAGTTTTATGTAATATGGATGATTTTAACGTAAGTTCGCTTCATGAATCAAAAAATGAATGGGGTGCAAGATTGATTACTATTTTAACACCGTTAATTATTGATGGTTATAAATCTATTTTAGAGGAAGCTTTAAAACTATGTAAGGATAATGGAGAAATGGATAAATATTTGATGACGTTTCAAAATTTTATTTCAAGAATACCAAAATGGAATTCAACCATTATTGAAACAGAAAGAAAAAGAATTTGTGAAAAATCAGGTTGTTCTTATTTAGAAGATTTGGTTAGTTGTGTTCATGTTATTCAACTTAAAATACTTACTGCAATGCGTGTTGGACAAAAACAAAAAAAAATAGATATTAATATTCCCAAATTAGATGATTTTATTCATAAAATTTATGTAAATGTAGCAAGAAAAATATATAAAAATGTGTATTTGTTTGAAATTAATATTCCTCCGTTAAATATTCAAAAGAATCATAGAGAGATAGAAATAATTGTACAGGAATGCATTTTAAATACATTGAGAGAAAGTATTCCTGTTGAAGCAATATTAAAAGCTTATATGGATGAAACTGTTGAAGAAGATGTTACTGAAGAAATTAAAGAACAAATAATTGAAGAACCAATTAATAAGACTTTGCCTAATAATACAAATACTTTAGTGAATAATAGAATGAATACTAATAACACGAATACTGTAGCAAATAATAGAATTAATACAATTAATACAATGAATACTAATGGCGGTGCAAATAATAGATTATCATTTAATGATACTGATTATATTTCAAATGGAAATGGGAATGTTGTACCTGTTATAGTTCCAAAAACTGTTGAAAATTTAGAAAAAATCAGCAATATGAGAGCAGAACAAAGAAAATTAGAAGATGATGATGATGATGATAATGAAAGGTTAACAATTTCTAGTGAACCAATTACTTTAGATTCAATGGATATTCATGTGATTGATGAACCTAAATTGGAGTTATTTCCTGATTTATTGATTGATGCTGAAATTTTAGACTAATTTGCGTAAAAATAAAAATAAAATATACAGTAAGTATTTTAAATGGATAATATTTTTATTATAGCTGCAGTCGTATCTGTTATTTTTATTATATCAAAATTTATTGAAATGAGATTTATTGAAAAAGAATCAAAACCATTAAAGTTATTAATTAGAGATGCACTTTTAGTATATGTTAGTGTTGTATCTGGATATTTTATTTTAGAACAGCTAAACCCTATTATGCAAAATGGTGGAAGCAGTTCTGTAGTAACTCCAGTATTTACAGATAATCCAGAGTTTTAACGTCCAGACCACACTTTAATAATAGGTTTTGTTATTTTATTATGTTTCACATCATTTTCATAATTATGATATGTATAATTACCAAAATGTTGATATTTAAAAATATGTCCTAATAATGACTTTTTTTTAGTAATAAAAGGATATTCGCTACAAAAAATTACACCCAACACTCTTTCAAGACAACATCTATCCTTTCTACAAGTAACAACTGTAGTCATATTTGTTATTTTATATTTTCTCTCTAAATAAAATAAAAAGTCATGATTTATAAATGATTGTGACCCAAAACATCCAAACCAATTAAACTTATCTATGCCTAATATTTTGTTATTCATTGTAAGTTTATTTTTAATTTCAATAGAATTATTTAGAGAATCCGTTATTTTAACTGAATTATTTACACATTCGTTGTCTGAATAAAAATACCAAAATGGAAATACTTTAATTCCTATTAATTTATCAAAATTAATTCGATTATGAAAAAAAACACTATCATGTATTATTATTGCATTATCAAAAAATTTATTTTTAATAAAATAATAATAAGGTAATAGTTCACCTCTACCAGGAAATTCAGACTCAATAATTTCAATATTATCAAAATTATAAAATGAAATTAAAAAATCTTTATTGCTATTATCATCAATAATAATAATTTTTCTATATGGATAAAAAGTTCGAATACATTTTATACAATTATTCCAATATTTATTGGTTACTTCTGAAATAACGTGTCTTGTTATTATAAATCCATAATCATTCATTAATAATATAATTTATAATATTATTAATAAAAATAAACACTAATATTTAATTACTTTTCTAAAATAAAATAGGGATTTTATCAATATCTATAACCTCATTTGGAATATCTCCTTTAAAAATAGCAAATGCTTTAAATTCTGGTCTCTCTAATTGAGCTTGTGGGGTATGATTATGAACACACCTAGCAATCATTTTGTACAATTTAAAATCAGGATATCTATCTAATCCATTATTTTTGTATAACATATTAATTCCTTTGTCATCTAAGCACCATTCTACAATTAAACGTGTAACAGGATCACATTTATTAATATTTTTAATTTCGCTAATATCTTCCACTACATAATCAAAAATAGAGCATGCAAGACGACACAAATCAAAACTAAAATTGGGTTCTAATCTTGGTTTTTTATCATTAAAATATGGTTCAGTATTATATTGTGTTGCTGCATCATTACCATTTTGAAAACTATCACTGCAAAATAATTTACCGTCAAATTTATAAATGCTTCTCCCAAAATCAATAATTTTAAAAATTCTTCCAAATGTAGCTACCTTGTAGTACTGTTTTTTATAACAATAATAAATATATTTTTTGTCAGTGTGATTATACATAACATTATTAGAATGTAAATCATTATGAGTAAAAGAAAATGCTTTTTGATATGTTATTAAAATCATTATTATTTGCATAAAAGCGGAAAACCATTCTTCATCATCTAAATCATTATTTAATATTAAATCATCAAATGTACTTTCACAATATTCCATACCAATAACTTGAACGGGAAATTTAGGTATAGTTGCGTTAATTCTTTCTTCTTCCTCACTATCTTCATCATTTTCATCCTCTTCATCTTCCCAACTTATTTCATCATTTAACTCATCATTTAGTTCATCATTTAGCTCATCATTTAGTTCATCATTTAGCTCATCATTTAGCTCATCATTTAGTTCATTTTTATCACAGCTTTCACAGCCTTTACAATTTTCACATTTTTCTTCATTTTCATTATCATTTGTATAAGATGTTCTTGATGAACATGTAGAATTTGATTTTAATGTTAGATTATTTTCATTTTCATTGTCTATTTTTGTATTTGTAATATCAACAAGATCATAATCTGCATCTTTTAAATCGGTTAAACTTAATATTTTATTTTCATTATCAAAAACATCTTCAAACATATCATCATTAAAAGATTTTATTGATAAATTTGTTTTTTCACTGGAATTATGTTCTATTTTAATTGGTTTCAATTTAGCATTTTCATTTTGAAATTGAAATAAATGATCATAGCTATCAATTTTAAATAAATTATTTTTATTTTTATTAAAATAATCGGAATTATTCAAATAGTCAATATCATCATATACATTTAATATAAAATCATTTTTAATAGCTAAAAATGAACCATAATAATCAACGCCATGGTTAAAATTATATTTATGAATAAGATTACTAGATAAAAATAAAAACATACCATCAACATAAGCGGAATTATTACAATCTAAAAATTTTGTGTTGCAATTATTTTCGTTTGAATTAATATTCGGCAAATTATAAATGTTTTCATCATTTGCATTATATTTACCAATTAAAAATTTGAATGGGTCTAATAATGGAGCCATTTTAAAGAAAATATCCTTTTCCTTAATCTTATTATTATTTATATTTTTAATGCGACAATTATATAAATTTTTATTAGTTTCATTTGATTCATTTATGGAGGAAATATACCATTTATGATTTAAATTTATATTGTTGTAATTTGTTTCGTTTAACTCGAAAAATCTTTTATAAATTGGTATATAATTTTGAGGTTTAGAGAGAAAAAGGGAATCAGACCTTTTTAAACTTTTAAAAAGATCAAGGTTTTTTCTTTTTTGATAATCAATCTTTATCATTAGCTACTTAATATATAAATTATATGAGTTTTTAACTTATTATTTTATTATTTTATATAATATAAAATAAAAACCTTGAATAGTGATAATAAGTATAAAAAAAACATTAAGAAGATATAAAAGATAAATTCGTTTTTTATTGTATTAAAAAAATTTAATATAATATATGACATTAGAATTAAAAAAATTTGATATGAAAAGCATTAGTTTCAAACCGAATGAAAATAAGGGACCTGTTGTTGTATTAATTGGAAAACGTGATACAGGCAAATCATTTTTGGTCAGAGATTTACTTTACTATCAACAAGAAATACCTATTGGAACCGTTATTTCAGGTACAGAAGAAGGTAATGGATTTTACGGCAAAATGGTACCCAAATTGTTTGTACATAACGAGTACAATACAGCTATTATTGAAAATATTTTGAAGCGACAACGCACTGTTTTGAAACAGATCAAAAAAGAAATGGAAACCTATAAACGCAGCAATATTGACCCTCGAGCTTTTGTTATTTTAGACGATTGTTTGTACGACAACACATGGGCACGCGATAAAATGATGCGGCTTTTGTTCATGAATGGCAGACATTGGAAGGTCATGTTAGTCATCACAATGCAATATCCTCTTGGTATTCCACCCACACTGAGAACCAACATAGATTATGTTTTTATTCTTCGAGAAAATTACATTGCAAATAGAAGAAGAATATATGAAAATTATGCGGGTATGTTCCCAACATTTGAGAGCTTTTGTCAAGTGATGGATCAATGTACCGAAAATTATGAGTGTCTAGTTATAAATAACAACTCGAAATCAAATAAACTACATGATCAAGTGTTTTGGTATAAAGCTGATAACCATGGTGACTTCAGATTAGGCTCTAAAGAGTTTTGGGAGCTCTCTAAAGGAATGAAAGATGATGATGAAGAAGAACAATATGACCCTAATTCAGTTAAGAAACGTGGCGCAGGGCAAAAAATCAGCGTCAAAAAGGCGAATAAATGGTAAAAGTGTTTAACCTTAAGGTTAATATAGATTTGGTTACATAATTCTTGCTTTTAAATTAAATAAACAAGAATAATAACTTAAAGAGTATCCTATTATAAAGTATATAATAAGATACAAGAACTTAACATCGTAGAACTCATAGAGAAAAATCCAATCTCTAAACTAACAAAGGTGTATAATAACAAATTAATAAATAAAATTAAGGATAATTTTACTGATTTTGAATCACAATTATTTGTAAGTAGTTTTTATTGCTATTTAAATTACGATAAAATTTTTGATTATGTAGTAGATTTAGATGATATATGGAAATGGTTAGGATTTCAACAAAAATATAACGCTATGAGGATGTTAGAAAAACATTTTAATTTAGACATAGATTATAAAAATCTTGCTCCTCAACTTGGAGGAGCGGTTTCTAATAATGAAAAATGGGGCGGACATAACAAACAAACAATATTATTAACCATAAAATGTTTCAAGTCATTATGTTTAAAAGCTCAAACAAAAAAAGCATCCGAAATTCATGAATACTATATGAAAATGGAAGATGTTTTGCATCAAATTGTGGAAGAAGAAACAGATGAATTAAGACTTCAATTAGAGCAAAAAGAAAATATTATTTTGGAAATAAAACAAAATTCCGAACAAGAAAAACAACAATTGTTACAAACTTCAAAAAAAGAAAAACAAAAAGCAATAGAACAAACCATATTAGTTCATTTCCCATTAAATACAGAATGTATTTATTTTGGTACAATTGATAATACTAATGAACTACAAGAGAAATTAATAAAATTCGGTCACACAAATAATTTGGCAACTAGAATAAATGACCATCGTAAAAGTTATATCAATTTTGAATTAGTAGAGGCATTTAAAGTTCAAAATAAAGTGGAAATAGAAAATCTAATTAAAACATATCCAAAAATTAAAAGACAAATTCGTACACTTGAAGTAAATGGGAAAAATAAAATGGAAATAATTGCTTATGATACCACAAATTTTACTATTGATAAATTAAGTAAACATATCAAGGACATTATTCATTCTAAAACTTACAGCATAGATAATTTTAATAGAATAATGAAATTAAATGAAGACCTAGAAAATAAAATTAAAGAGTTGGAGAGTAAAAATAAAAGGTTAGAAATACAAAATAGAGAGTTAGAAATTGAAAATAAAAAACTAAAAGAACAACCAAACTCCATAACTAATGAAACACAAATTGTACAACAAAATATTGTATTCACACAAACCCCACTAGTAGAGAATGAAATGGATAAAAAATTTAATGAATTTGTAAGTAGTATTTGTATTGTGCGTTCAGATGTAGAAGAATACTCTGTAAATATGGAAGGTCGTTATCGTTTATGGAGTCAAGTTAAACCAACCAAAGAAGTTTTTCACGCATTTAAAGGTTATTTAGACGCAAGATTTAAACCAAAACGCATTGGAGCAAATCATGGATATAGTGGAATTAAATTAAAACCAGTCGACTATAAAAAATCAAGAGAAAATTCGAATATTGAGACTTTTATATTTCAAGTATGTCAATTTTCTGATTGTGGAAAAGTATTAAATTCTGTTTTATTAACTGAATACCAAAAATGGAAAGTTTCTGTTGGCAAAGAAGTATCTGAAAATGATATGAAAGAAATTAAAGAATATTTGAATGTGTCACCTTATGCATTGAAAGCTGTAGTATGGACAACTGAAGGTAATAATGAAGGATATTATGGATTATCTATAAAAGAATATGAATATAAACCCAAACTGATTTCTTCTACTGGTAAAAAAGTATATAAGAGAGAATATAAAACAGACATGTTATTAGCAACATGGGATACAATTGCAAAAGCAGCACTATCCGAAGGTATTTCAACTGCTAAAATGAGTCGTTGTGTTAAAAATAAAATTATAATAGATGATTATTATTATAGTGTTATTTAAAATATATTATTAATTAATATTTATTTCTTGTTAGCAAAAGGTCCACTAACCAATTGGCTTTGACCATTGTCTGTTTTTCCCACAACAATGTTCTCTCCCTCAAATAATTCCATTTGAATATCTGCAGAAGAAATGTTCTCCTTCTCTTTCAATCCAAACTCTTGAGTGCTGCTGCCATTATTGACACCAATTAAATTACCTTGATCATCAATAGTTTGTGTCAAAGCGTTACCAGATTTTTCAGCATTCTTAATATTTTCTTCAATTGCTTTTTGTTTGGTTTCTTTAACACGTTGGTCAAATGCGGACTTAGCGCTAGACTCATTTTTATTCTTCTCGAGCATCAACTGATTAAGCTCTTCTTCCATATATTCAACACGACCCGTCTTGTAAGCTTCAGGCTCCCAAGGCATCCACATACCAACTGGTCCCACCATAATATCATGATTAGGGTCAATTTCTCTAAGCATCTTACATCTTAATTCAGCCTCTTCCATGGTAGGATAAGAACCGCGAATCTTTAGACCTCTAGTACTAGTTTGGAAATTATGAGCAATGCCAAAATCTTTATCTAGCTGCTCTTCATTGTTATCTAAAAATGTTTTGTAATCATCTTCCATATTAGATTTTGACAAGTTATCTTTTTCTTCCTTTACAAACTCTTTAAAATCATTAGTTACATCATCAAATGAAACATTGTATTTGAAAGAAAGAAAATTTAAAAATTGCACAAATTTTTCCATTGATTTATTTAAATCCCACTTCTTTAGGAATTGTTCAAAATAAAAAATTTGCTTTTGTTTAATAATATTTTCAGGTGAAACAAAAGAAACACAAACAAATTTTTGTCCAGCAATAGGTTTATCTTCTTCTAATAAATCAACATATTTAGGATTATTTTTTCCATTCACTTGTTTTCTCTCAAATCCACTTTTTTTAGAGTTCTTTTCTTTAGAGCGATCCATTTAAATAAAATAGATAATTATTTTTAAGTTTTTTATCGCATATAATATTTTTTTCTTATTATTTAATATAAATGAACGGTTTAATTAACGTTGGAGAACTTGTAAAGAGAATTATTAAATATCTTGTTGAAGGTTTGATGGTTGCTATTGCTGCATATGCTATTCCTAAACGTTCTTTGAATGTTGAGGAAATTGTATTGATTGCTTTGACTGCTGCTGCTACTTTTAGTATTTTGGATACCTATATCCCTAGCATGGGAGCCACTGCACGCTCTGGTGCTGGTTTTGGTATTGGTGCTAATTTGGTTAAATTCCCAGGTGGATTTTAATCTAATCTAAATAATCATAATATATTTATTCTAATAGTAATATATTATGTATAAACAAAAAGGTGGAGAATTTACAAATGAGGAAATAAATGAATTACACGAATTAGGGTTTACTGATGAACATATACAAATTTTAACTGACAATGGTATAACAAATATTCAATTAGCACGAAATTCATTACAACAAGAAAATCCGGATACAGGTATGCCTTTTACGCCTCAAGAAATAATTGATAGTTTACAAATAAATGATTTAAATGATTCTAATAATTCTTTAAATGAATCAACTATTTCATTTGATTCAGAGGTACATGATTTAAATGATTTAAATGATTTAAATGATTCTAATAATTCTTTAAATGTGTCAAATATTTCGGATGATTTAAATGATGACAATTTAGACTTTAATTTTGTCCCGATTAATAATTCTATGAATACTACAGGAGAAAATATTTCTATTATTGAACCAGATAATAATGACAGTTTTGATTCACAAAATTCATTACATTTATCTCATTTAGAAGGGATTAATAATTCAAATATTTCAAACAATACAAATGAAGAGGAAGAATCGTTTGGCGGAAAAACAAGAAAAAGGAAAAATAAGAATCATAATAAAAGAAAAACTCATAAAAAAAAAGGTTATAAAAAAAGAAAAACTCATAAAAGAAAATGTTATAAAAAAAGAAAAACTATGAAAAAAAGACATAGAAATCGCAGAATGAAAGGTGGTAATATTGACACATTAGGTAGTGCCGATTTTAATCCAAATCTTGCTTATGATAGTAAACAAGTTGGAGGTCAAAATATAGGTTCTAATTGCAATGATCCAAATTTTTCTATTTACAACACAAGAGAACTTACTCTTTTTCCATATAAACCAAATTAATTAATATTTTCATTTCAATAATACAAGTCAACATTATTTATAAAGGACACCATAATAAAATATTATGATATATTATATTATTATGGCCGAACAAGATTTTACAATGACTGAACGCGATGCAAATGAACAAATTGTGTTAGATAGCAACCAGGTTCCAATGAAAGCATTAACTTATTATTCTATAAATGGTAAAATATATCAATATTTAGGACAGTGGTCAAAAAATAAGGATGTAAGGGGGTTTAAATTAAAAGAGAATGGTAGAATAATATTTAAACCAATTAATTCACCATTAAATATTGTTCCTGCAAATGAAGAACCATCTGAAACAGATAGTGATGATAATTCTGATTTCGAACGTGGTGGAAAAATACGTTTTAAAAGAATAAGAACTAAAAAAACAAAGAGAGGTAAAACTAGAAAAACAAAGAGAAGTAAAACTAGAAAAACAAAGAGAGGTAGAAATAGAAAATAAAATTAGTATTTACTATGATTTGCCGTCAATTGTAACTTCTTTTGATATATTTCTAATTATTTTATCTTCTTTTTCCAAATCATTATCCCCTTTGCCCCCCATTGCTTCCATTACAAGTTTATTATACTGGTCTGATATTTTTGAAGTACTTTTTAAACAATCTGGATTCTTCATTCTAAACTCACCTAACAATTTTGTGTTTTTATGTGCTACATGTTTAATTGCCTTTCTTAACTTAAATTTATCTTCATTTTCTTTTTCCCATTTATCTTCATCTTTTACATACATTACTTCTCTCTTTGTATCTGTACAATGAACTGGTCTTTTTGATTCGTCAAGTGAATTTAAGTTTTTAACAATGATACTTGAAATACCTTCTATATACCCCACTTTTCCAAACTTTTCCAAATCAGAAAGCTGTAGTTTAATCGAATCTACAAAATCCATTATATTCATTGCATCTTTACAAGTCTCGTTTAAAAAGAATTGTAAATTAAATGTTTTATTATGAGAATTCGTATTTGTTATATTATTGTTATTATGTGTGCCATTTTTGATAACTTCTATCATAATATTTTTAAATTCAGATGTTTCTTTTATTAATTCTGAATTTTGTTTAATAAGCATTAAAATTAATTGATCTTTATCAAGTGAATCATTAATTTCAGTTTCACAAGTTTTTGTATGTTTCCATAATCCAGTGCGGGATTTATATTCTTTATTACATTTTTTACATATAAAAACACAAAATTGGGATTTTTGGGGAATTTCTGTTAACGTTTCGTTAACATTTGTTAACTTTTTAT